GTGTAAGAAAATGATGATTAGACATATGGAGGATTTACCATCTCTCAAGGAAGGTAGAAACTCTATGTCTGCTTTGAAAGAGAGACGTAGATTTGCCGAGTATGGCATGGATAAAAAACAGGCTGAGAAATTTTACAAAGAATCAATAGAAGCTTCAAAAGAGAGAATGAAGGGTGGTGAGGAGCACTACAAGAGGGTTGTTCCCAACTACGAAGTTTTAGCGAAGCAAGGGATAGTTAAGAGAAACTCCGACAAGAAGAAAGCAGCAAAGGAAAAGTTTTTAAAGGATGCTAACATTAAGTTGACAAAGGACGGTACAGTTGGTAAGCTTTCCAGAAAAAAGCAATAAATCAGCATACCAAACCTATTATATAATATGCCTTACCACATTTCCGACAACACCAAGAAGGGGTGTCTATACCTTCTAAAGCACGATCTTGAGTTCTTCTCCGAGATCGTGCCTCTACTAAAAGAGCAGTTCTTCGATTTCCCAGCCTATAAGAATATCTTCTTGGGGATCAGGGGATATTATGAAGAGTATCGTAAGATTCCTTCAGACAGTGCTCTAGCTAACTACATTGTTAATAATGTCTCAGGGGCTATGGATGAAGGTATTGATTACGAGAATACTATTTCTGAGATTAATTCCTTTGATAAGTCTTGCTTGGATGATAGGGAGTTTATCCTAGATACTGTAGAAGAGTTCGCCCGACAGAAGGCAATGGAATCTGCTATTAGGAAGGCAGTTAGCATTCTTAATAATGAAGGTGACATTGGTGAAGTCGAGGAACTTGTGAAGTCAGCGTTGCTTGTTAACCGCAATGTAGATGTTGGACAGGATTACTTCGATGATGTGTCCAACAGAATCCTCAGATCTTATGAGAATAAAGGTGAGAACAGGATTCCTACTATTTTCCAAACTCACAACCACCACCTAGAGGGAGGTCTTTGCCCTAAGGAAATTGCAATTGTTGTAGCCCCTCCTGGAGTAGGGAAGTCCCTCTACCTTGTTAACCAAGGTGCCCATTGCATCTTGCAAGGGAGGAATGTGTTGTATCTTTCCTTGGAAATGAGCCAAGACAAGATTGCTGGTAGGTTCGACTCCGTCCTTACTCAGATTCAGAATGACAAGCTGAAGAAGCCATTGGGACAAGTTCGTCTAAAGGAAAGGCTAAATGAGATCAAGGAAAAGACCAAGGGCAGGCTCATCATCAAGGAGTTCCCAACAGGGGCCTCTAACGTAAATCAACTTAGAGCACTACTAGTCCAGCTAAGACTGCATAAGAACTTTGTTCCTGATGTAATTATTGTTGATTATCTTGAACTACTAAGGCCAAATAGAATTATTGATTCCGAATACCAAGCTCAACAGAGAATCGCAGAAGAGCTTAGAGGTCTTGCTGTAGAACAGAATATCTTGTTGTGGACTGCATCTCAGACTAACAGACAAGCTAGGCGTGTACATACAATTACTGATGCTGAGTTGGGGGACTCCTATGGTAAAATTCGACCAGCAGATTGGGTTATTTCTTTAAATCAGACTCAAGAAGAGTATGATGAAGGGACGATGCGTATCTACGTCATGAAGGCTAGAGACTCTAGACAACATTACAACGTAAACGCAACAGTGGACTACACAACTCTTCAAATTAGAGAGGCAGGACATGAAGAACAATCATCAGAATAGTTTCCCATTCATAGCCAACAAGAAGCACATCTACAACAAACTTATTGATAAGTCGATAAGTGGAGTAGATTTAGGATGGGGCTTTATGGAGTTTGAACTTCATTCAGGTCTATTTCATGGGGATACTAAGGTGGACGGACTCACAGAATTTGATTCCAAGAAGATAAAATTAGAGATGAGTCTTTCTGATTTAGATGCTCGTGAGACTATTATTCATGAACTCTACCACTGTATGCTTGAGGGTCTAGGGTTAGATGAGAGAAACTTTGATGGGACAAGAATGTTCTTGACCAACGAGCAGCTTGTGGTAGGATTATCAAAACAATCAGCAATCATTAATAAGCTAAACCCAGGACTTTTTTCCTTACTATACAATGTCTAGCATCGTAAAACTTGACCCAGAAAACATCACTCACACTCTTTACAATTCAATCTGCCAATCCATTATGCAGATTCGTAACGTTGAGGACGAGCTTTCTGAAATTACAGTTGTATACTCATACTATTATGGTATCATGACCAGAGCAAAGCTACTCCTCGATGATGCCAACGATGCTCTCGAACAGCACAAGGCTTCAACTCGAAATGAGAAGCGTAAGGATGGTAAACTTACAGCAGTTGCAGGTGAGGACCTCGTGAACTCCCTTCCAGAAACTTCTGAACTTACCTCTCTTGTTAGAACTCGTCAGGAGGCTTACGGATACGCAAAGGGTATCTGTAACTCCATTGAAATGAAGAAAGATATGCTTGTCCAGCTTTCAGCTAACAGTAGGCAGGAATCCAAGCTTTACCAATAACTTGTTAGCACTCAGCAAACCATCAGCCTAAAGGAAAAAACAATGGCAAAAACATTAGCAGAACTACGTGAGATGCATAAGCAAGCTATGCAAGAGGATAAGGAACAGCCCAACGGTAATGGAACATCCACTTGGGCCTCCTTCAAGGACGGAGATAATATTGTCCGATTCCTTCCTGGGAAGGAGAATCCTTTTGAGTTCTTTGTGGAAGGATCAGTCCACAAGTATCAAGACAGTGACGGTATGTGGCGTAACTACAAGTGCCGCAAGTCTCAGGGAGAAAAGTGCCCAATGTGCGACTTATACTTCGACCTTTGGAAGCGTCATAAGGAACTTAACCTTGGAAAGGATTCTGAGGGTAAGAATGTAAGGTCCAAGTACGGAGATCTTGCTACCAAGATCAAGGCAAAGCCACGATTCTATGCGATTGGAGTTGTGCGAGCCCTTGAGGAGGCTGGTGAGGATCCCGTCAAGTATATCGCAATGAGTAAGCAGCTATTCGATCGCGTTATGCAATCCATGTTTGATGAGGACTTCCAAGACGAGGACGATCCTGAGAACACCACAATCATCTCAATCGAACGCGGAAATGATTTCAATGTCAGAATCACTAAGCAAGGTCAGTGGAATAGCTTTATCGAGTCTGGTCCAAAGTACAAGAAGACTCGTGCAGGAACACCCGCTCAGGTAGCTGAGTGGATGGAGAATGAGTTGAACCTTCAATCTCTTGTTGAGATTGATAGCTATGAGAAGGGCAAGGAAGTTGTTATGGGCCTTGAAGCTTCTCTAAATCCAGTAAAGACAGAGAGTATTCTGTCTCAAGATCAGGAGGATCTACAAGTATGATTAAGAAACCATTTATCTTGGGCTCAATGGCCCTAGTCCTAGCCCTATCTTTTGCATCATGCAGTGTGCTTGATAGTATGTTTGATGATAAGGTTGTAACTACGTCGGACAACCTTACCGCAGAGGGCGCAGCAGTGGCTGTACCAGCAGATCTGGGACTTATTAAGCTCCCAGCAGATGTCCGTGAGCGTATTGAGAAGAGTGGACAAACTATTGTTATTGTTGACAAGGAGGGAGTTATCGACCCAGCTAGGGCTGTCGATATGACTGAGCCGGGGGAAGGATGGCTAGATGCAGTCACAGGCATTGGCCTAGGAGTAGCCAATGCAGTATTCCCAGGAGTAGCTGCCCTTGAAGCTTTGGGGTTATTGTTCTCACGAAGAAAGCGGAAGCATTATGGAGCGGCTGTAGCTGCTGTAGCTCCGACTGACGGCAGTGTAGACTTCAAGGAAGCAGTATTGTCTGTAGGTAGAGCAATCGGATTTGCTCATAGCTCGGAAGCTTCAAAGGAAGCCTATGAAGAAGAGCTTATGTAAGGGGAAGGCAAACTAGCAATAGTTATGGGACAAAGGTTTTAAACCTTTGTCCCTTTTTTATATCCATAGGGCTATTATTAAAGATGGAATTAAACAGAAAGCTTCGTATTCTAGTAGTATTCGCCAATCATGGTGGTTGTAGTTATTACAGACAACTATCCCCTATGAAGATACTTCAAGAGGAGCTTCCAGATAAGGTTGAAGTTAGATTTACGGATAACCCGTTAGAGGCCGACCCCAAGAACCCTCACTTACCCCCTAATGAGAGTCTTAAGGATATGAACTGGGCAGATATTGTCTTTGTTGCAAATATCTTGAAGTTCGGAGGACCTTACACTGCTAGGGTTATAGGTGTAGCCAAGAGTTTGGGTAAGTTCGTGCATTTTGATACAGATGACCTTCTCACTGGGCTTTATGAGGAGCATCACTTGTATAATGTTTACAAAGAAAATAAACTTGATGAGATTACCAAGTATTGCTATTTCAATGCAGATTTAGTTACTGTAACTCAAATAAAGTTTGCAAATAGGATTCGTCCTTTCGTGGGTAAGTGCCTAGCAATAATTAAAAACTCTATTGACTATACACTCCCTGCCTGGAATCATCCTAAAGTAAATACTAAGTTTACAAGAATTGGATATGCTGCTGGCATTCACCATAGATGCGATGTTAAAGTATTCAAAGCAATTCCTCACCTTGTGAATCAGAAGGTAGGTAGGGAACATGTTAGATGGGATTTCTATGGGCATCCGCCACCTGATCCTAATAAGCCCAAGGATAGCTGGGAGTTGAAGGTATGGCCTGAGTATATGTCTCAGCTTCTTAGTGCATTCAAGGGCCAGAAGAATTATACAATTCAGTATGCCTTACCTCCAGATGCTTATGGTCAATACTACTCTAACATGGATGTAGCTATTGCTCCTCTAGCAATGAATGACTTTAACGACTCTAAGTCAGATATTAAGGTAGCTGAGTGCTCAAGGTATAAAATACCTTTAGTGGCTAGTAATGTAGGATGCTATGATGATACTATCATTAATGGTGAGACTGGTTACCTGATCGACCCAGGTGCTCCAAAGTCGGAATGGATACGAATAATTACTAAGCTTTGTAAGGACAAGAAGCATCGCATAGAGCTTGGTCAAAACCTTCATGATAGAACCAAAGATCTCTTTGATGGTCGTAAGGTAGCACCTCAAAGATATGATTTGTATTTACGTGCAATGCAGGATTTAGGACATAAACTTTCAGATGATTAAAGTTATTAGTGGGCACGGTGGTCCTGGTGGATCTACTGTAGCGTTTAACAATTTAGTAAATCTTTTTAATAAGAATGGAATGGAGGCTTGTTTATACACTCATACAAAATGGGAGGGTATAAACTGTGAGTGGAAAAATGTTTCTGAATGTAGACTAGATGAAGATGATGTATGCATTTACCATTACAGTAATATCACTGAGAGACCAAAAGTTAAAAAGTTAATTTTATCTTGTCATGAGACTACAATCTTTCCTTTGAAAGAACACTCCTCTATGGTTTGGGATTCTCTTCACTATGTTTCTGAATCCCAAAAGGAATGGCAGGGGGTAGATGGAGTTGTTATCCCTAATATAGTCACTAAGTATAATAAAAAAGATAAGGATAGGAAAGTAGCTGGAGTAATAGGAAGCATTGATCGTAATAAAAGATCTCATCTCTCAATTGAAAGAGCTTTAAAGGATGGGCATGATGATATACGCTTGTATGGAGCCATCACAGACGGCCAATACTTTCAGAAGGAGATTTTACCCTTATTAGATAACAAAGTCTCTTACAGGGGCATATTCAGCGATATGCAAGAGGTCTATGATGTGGTTACTGATGTGTATCATTCCCCAGTCTTAGAGACATTCAATTTAGTTAAGCCGGAGTGTATGTATGCTGGTGTAGAGTATCACGGGCATGAAGGGAATGATACTAAGGCAGAGTATTGGGACGACGATAAGGTATACGAAGCATGGAAGAACTTAATTTCCACATAATAACACCCACAGCTAAAAATAATCCGTGGCTGGATGAGTGTATTCACTCAGTAAAGATGCAAACTGTGGAGGCAACTCACCATGTTATAATTGATGATGCTGGTAAGGGAGCGTGTAGAAATCATTTTGAAGCACTTCAACGTATAGAGCCAGTTTCTTCAAATATTATTATTCATTTAGATGGCGATGACAGGTTGATTACCCATAAAGTATTGGAAATCATTAGAGATGCTTATCGTGATAAGAATGTATGGGCTACCTATGGAAATTATGTCTCTAGGGAAAAGTCTGTTTGCAGGCCAATAGACCATAGAACCTTTAGAGAATCAATTATTCAAGGGGGTTGGCCTTGGAGTCACCTTAGGACATTTAGAGCGCATCTCTCGCCTTATTTAAGGGAAGAGGATATGAAAGATGATAAGGGCGTCTGGTATAGTTCTGCCCCCGACGTTGCCGTGTTTCTACCAATACTAGAGATGTCTGGAGTTGAAAGAGTTAAGTTTATTGATGAAGACTTAGTTTATTACAGAATTCATAAAAATAATGAACACTCAGACAGAATTAAACTAAACGATCAAATAAGATGTGCCCTACACATTTTGAGGAGGAATCCCTATAGAAAACTATGATTAGTTTACCCTTTGTAAATGTTACTGTCCCTTCAGATCAGTATGAAAATGAGGCTAAGGGTTTAGGTAGTGATATCTATCTTAAGACAATAACGCCTCAAGAGGCTCTAGCTAGGAGTTTTGAAACAATAATAATTAGTGATCTGTGCATACATCTTGCTAACCAGATTAAAGCATCTAAAAAGTATATTTGGATTATAGAACCTCCATCTATCAACTTGGCTAACTATCAGGTAGCTTATGCTATAAGAGATAAAGTAGACTTAATATTTTCTCATACTAAGGAGTTTTTAGATCAAATAGAGAACGGAGTTTACTGTCCCTGGGGTTCATATTTTGTAAAGCCTCAGGATCATAAAGTTTATGATAAGAAGCTAAACACGACTATTATTGCATCTAGCAAACGACAAGCTCCTGGTCACTTACTAAGGCATGAGGTAATCTCCAAATATGGAGACTTGTTTGATTGTGTCCGTAAAGGAGGCACTAATCATGGAAAATATCAAAATACTGGAGATGAGTATAAACTTAACTTTTTAAAGGATTATAGATTTTCAGTTGAGATAGAGAATGCAAATATACCAGGATACTTTACTGAGAAACTTTTAGATTGTATGAGGACCGGAACAATTCCCATTTATATGGGAGATCCTGATATTTCAGACAAGTTTGATATGGATGGTGTTATTACTTTTAAAAACATCGGTGAGTTAAAAGATATACTTCAAACGGCTAACGAGAATCTGTATTCTGAAAAAATAGAAGCGGTTAGGAATAACTTTATAATCGCTCATGAATTTCTATACCCTTGGAGATTTATTACAAATAAATATTATGAGCTATCACAGTCAATTTAAACAAGATGAGTTTGTATACGAGCAAGTTCTTGATCGTCAGAAGAAAGGGTTTTTTGTTGACATAGGTGCTTCTCACCCGATTGATCAGAACAATACGTATTTTTTCGAAAAACTTGGATGGGAGGGTATCGTAGTTGAAGCTAGGAAATGTCAATACGAATTATTGAAAGAAAAAAGATCTTGTATTTGTGAAAATGTGGCAATATCTTCGAAAAGAGAAGTAAGGAAATTTCTAGAAATTAATGGGCCTTTGGATGGGCTTAGTGGACTTCTAGAAGGTTACAGTGCTTCTCACTTGATACGAATAGTAAGGGAGTTACTAACCTATGGAGGCAGTATGGACATTCTCGATGTAGAATGTATTCCTCTGTCAGACTTATTTGAAAAACATAAAGTTGAACTGATTGATTATCTCAGTATAGATGTTGAGGGTATGGAATTAGCCATACTTAAGACAATTGATTTTGATGCAGTTAAAATAAGGTGTCTAACAGTAGAGAACAACTACAAAGATTCAGAATTATCTAATTTTATCATGAGTAAGGGTTACCGGAAGGTAGGTGATCTAAATTGTGACGAGGTATACTGCCTTGACTAAGGTTGTTATAACTGGTTCTCTCGGATTAATTGGCATGGCCTGCTCTAGGTTTTTTCTAGAGAAAGGTTACGATGTTATTGGCATTGATAATGATATGCGCCGCATTTTCTTTGGAGAATCAGCTTCTGTCGCGGATGGGGTCGATTGTCTTGAAGATTACAAAAACTATAAGCACATTTTTTGTGATATTCGTAATTCAGATATTTCTGATTATGTTGAAGACTCTGATTTGATTATTCACTGTGCAGCGCAGCCATCTCATGATTGGTCTTACAAAGATCCTATGTTAGATTTTGATGTGAATGCCGTAGGAACACTTAATCTTCTGGAAGCAGCAAGAACCAAAGCTCCAGACGCGATGTTTATATATCTATCAACCAATAAGGTTTATGGAGACAGACCAAACAGCTTTAACTTAATAGAAGACAATACTAGGTATCGACAGAGAGACAACTTAGGAGTCTCTGAACAAATGTCTGTTGATACTTGTGTACATAGTATATTTGGAGTAAGCAAGCTCTCTGCTGATCTTCTTGTTCAAGAGTATGGTAGGAATTTAGGTATCAAGTCTGCTGTTTTAAGGTGTGGTTGCTTGACTGGCTCGGACCATAAAGGGGCAGAGCTTCACGGATTTCTCGCTTATCTAGCTAAGTGTGTTAGGGATAAAAGACCTTACACTGTTTACGGTTACAAGGGAAAACAAGTTAGAGATAATATTCATGCGGATGATGTCGCATCTTGTATTAACTTGTTATTTGAAAGAGGAAATCTGTATGGAGAAGTTTTTAACATAGGTGGATCGTTTGAAAACAACGTCTCTATGCTGGAAGCTATAAGGTATTTTGAGGACATGTTCGATAATAAGTTAAACTACGAGATTTCAAATAAAAATAGGACAGGAGACCATAAGTGGTATATTACTGACATGTCCAAATTCAAGTCCTACTTCCCTGATTGGACTCCGAAATATAGTTACGAAAAACTAATGAGGTGCTTCTTGTGATTACTTTCTCTAAGCTTGGACAGTATGGTAGGCTTGGAAATCAATTGTTTCAGTATGCTCTTATCAAATCTGTCTCGATAGAGACAGGTTATGAATTACAGCTTCCAAAGCTGAATGATAGGGTTTGGCATGGACAGGCTTGCTTACTCGACCATTTCAAGTTGTCCCATAGCCCTCTTTCTAGAAGTCCTAGATTCACATACAATGAAAAGAACGCACAGCAGTTTGATGAGGGTGTTTTTAAGGTACAACCCGACACTGATTTTTTTGGATTTTTTCAACATAAAGACTATTTTTCCAAACATCGGGAAATCCTTCTTGAAGAATTTAAACCTTCTATCTCTATTCAGAATCAAGCCAAAGATTTTATATCAAATCTAGAAAACCCTACGAGTATTCACTTCAGAAGAGGAGATTACGTAGAAATGAACCAAGGGCATCCTGATTATGAAAGCTTAGTTCTCAAATATGTTCAGGAGTGTGTTTCTGACTTGCCTGAGAATACAGACTTTCTTGTTTTTACAGGAGGTAGTCGAAATGGGAATAGCGATAGGGTTCGAGACTTTGACTGGTGTAAGGATAATTTAAAAGAAAGAAAGTTTCACTTTGTAGAGAACAATTCCGAGATACTAGACTTTGAGTTGATTAAAAATTGTAAAAATAATATAACTGGATGGGATAGTACATTCAGTTGGTGGGCCTCTTATTTAAACAACGAAGGGGGTAAGATTTATTATAATAAATCGTATCAGAAGCTTAACCTATACGAAGATATGAAAAATTGGATTGAGGTTTTGTGATGATAGTTTCTGTAACTTCAGATGGTAAGAACACTGAGGGTATAGGGGCTATGGCTCAGTATCAGTTATTCTGCTATGGTCTTTCAAAGTATTTAGGTCACAATTACTCATTCTCTCCTTTCGAGAGGTTGCAACATTACCAATACTTTGATGTCACTCAGGAAGAATTTTGTAAAGACGTAAACAATCTTTTTAACTTTCATAAGTATTCTTATTCAACTTCCAACTCTGTATGCTTAAATCCTAATGATTTAATGCGAGAAGGTCAAAAGCACTTGGATGACATCAAGCCTTACTTGCAAAGCTTAGAATTAAGCTTACCCGAGGATATGAAATACTTCTTCGACAAAGACATAAATGTTGCCATCCATATTAGAGTTTACACTAAGACGGATTGCGATCCGTCTCCAGTGAGAGAGTATTTTGGGTCTAAGTCTGGTAAAGGATTAAATTATTATGCTAACATCATGAAAGCCATCTGCTCCGACGTTTCAGATCGAGATGTAGTTTTTCATATATATTCTCAAGGGAAGGATTCAGATTTTGAAGAATTTAAAAACTTAGGATTTAATGTAAAATTACATATAGAAGAATATCCCACGATATCTCTGTATCACATGGCATACTCTGACGTATTAATAATGGCAAATAGCTCTCTTAGCTATATCGCACATCTATTAGGCAAAACTAAGACATACGCAAGCCAAAGTTTTTATCATAAGCTTTACATAGGCACTAAATTATTGAATACTTTAGGCGAAGTAATACTATAATATGTTCATGAGTAACATATCAGTGTTTGGTGTTGGAAAGTTAGGACTTTGCTTCTCTTTAAATTTGGAGAGAGCAGGTCACAGTGTTTTAGGTATTGATAAAAATCAAGAGTATATTGATACCTTGAATAATAAGACATTCAGTTCCTCTGAAGATCAGGTTGACGAACTTCTTAGGAACTCTACTAACTTTGAAGCCACTGTAGATGTCGATAAGGGTTTAGAGCATTCGGATACCCTTTTCGTGTTAGTTGCCACGCCATCCCTAGACGATGGTAGATATGATCATTCTCAAATTGATGGATTAGTCGATCAATTAGTTCAAAGGGGTAGGCAAGAGAGCCCAAAAGATCTAATCATTGGTTGCACTACCATGCCCGGTTATTGTGATGAATTACAAGAGAGAGTGAAGCCATACAACTATAGGGTCATATACAATCCCGAGTTCATCGCTCAGGGGACCGTGATAAAAGACCAATTGCACCCAGACATGGTTCTAATTGGCTCTTCTGATCAAGAATCATCCGACAAGTTAGTGAGCATTTACGAGTCATTAGTTAAGAATGAGCCGAGGTATTGTGTGATGTCTCGTATAAGCGCAGAGATATGTAAGATATCTCTTAATTGTTTTATTACTACCAAAATTGCTTTTACTAATATGATTGGAGATTTAGCAGACAAAGTGGGTGGAGACTCTCAAGAGATTCTTACTGCAATAGGCTCAGACAGTAGGGTTGGTCTTAAGTGTATGAGGTATGGGTTTGGATATGGGGGACCATGCTTCCCTAGAGACAACAGAGCTTTAGGAGTGTATGCAAAGGAAAAGGGTTGTTCTATTCACATTAGCGACGCTACAGATAAGTGCAACTTAGATCACCTTCAATACATGGTAAATTGTTTCAAAGAAGATGAGGTTACCTTTGACAGTGTTAGCTACAAACCTGAATCTACAATTCTTGAGGAGTCTCAGCAATTAGCTTTTGCGGTTGCTCTTGCACAACGAGGAACAAAGGTTACTATCAAAGAAAGACCTGAAGTTATAGAAGAGTTGAAAAATACATACGGAGAATTATTTAAGTATGCCTAAATTAACAACTAATCAGTATAGTTATTATAAAAACAAGGTGGGAGCAGATACCATAAAGTGGTCTAATTTTGTAGAAACAGGAACCTATTTAGGAGAATGTATTTATGATATGGAAGACTATGGAGAGTTTGAGAACCTATACACAGTAGAACTTCATGAGCAAACTTTAAATCAAACTAAACAAAAAAGACCGAACTCCAAAATCAACTTTTACTTGGGCGATAGTGGTGATAAGATCCTAGAAATATGTAAAGAATTAGTTGGAAACTCTGTATTCTGGCTAGATGCTCACGAACATCATGTAGCCGTTCCTGGGAAAGCTGATTGGAGAAATGGTATTTATTCTCCTCTCAATAAAGAACTTCATGCTATCAATACTCTTTGTAATGATTACGCTCTAGTAATCATAGACGACAGACAAACCTTTGGTGGGGGCAGCCTACCGCATGTAAGCGATACTAGCTGTCTTGAAATTATTAAAGATCGAACTCTTCAGAGTTATCTTGATTCTGATAGAATAGTCGTGTTATTAGATAAAAAGTGATATTATCATGATAAAATATAATAG